AAGATGACTTTCAAAAGCTCAAGTCAAATGATATTGGGAACATCATAGCTGTTTGGTACGAGGAGGCTGCTGAATTTAGTAATCAAGAGGATTTTGACCAGTCAAACGTAACATTCATGAGACAGAAACATCCACGCGCAAAGTTTGTACAATTCTTTTGGAGTTACAACCCACCTAGAAACCCTTATAGCTGGATTAATGAATGGTTTGAGAGCATCAAAACGAATAAGAACTATCTAGCTCATTCAAGCACCTATCTTGATGATGAACTTGGCTTTGTTACTGAGCAGATGCTAGAGGATATAGAGCGCATCAAAGAAAATGATTACGACTATTACAGATATCTATATCTTGGCGAGGCAGTCGGATTGGGAAATAACGTGTATAACATGAGTATGTTTCACCCATTGGATACTTTGCCTAGCGATGATAGGTTGATAGGGATATCCTTTGCGCTTGACGGCGGACATCAACAGTCAGCAACGGCTTGTTGTGCTTTTGGGATAACGGCTAAAGGAAAAGTAATCTTACTTGATACCTGGTACTACTCACCTGCTGGCCAAGTGGTCAAGAAAGCACCTAGTCAGCTATCCAAAGAGATATATACTTATATACGCTCAGTTATTGAGAAGTACAGAGTACAAGCCTTACAATACACAATAGATAGTGCTGAGGGAGCGTTAAGAAACCAGATGTTTCTTGACTTTGGTTTGAAATGGCATCCGGTTGCTAAGCTTAGAAAAGTGACTATGATTGACAGTTTTCAATCTTTGCTTGCTCAAGGTCGCTTTTACTATCTCAATACAAAGAATAACAAGATATTTATCGAAGAACACAAGATGTACCGCTGGGATGAAAAAACTATCAAATCTGACAATCCTAGCGTTATTAAAGAAGATGACCATACATGCGATACCTCACAATATTTTGTCTTAGACAATGCGAAATTGTTAGGTTTGCGTGTTGGTAACGTATAGAGGAGGGCAATCATGGGCCTATTTCAGAAAGTAAAAGACTTTTTTAGTCGAGGGAGGTATTACATGCAGACATCAAACCTTAATAGTATTTTAGAACATCCAAAAATTGCAGTGACTCAAGAGGAGTATGACCGGATCAAGAGAAATCTAGTCTACTATCAATCGAAATGGGATGATGTTCAGTACAAGAATACTGATGGCGATATCCAATCTCGCCCAATGAATCACTTGCCAATTGCAAGAACAGCATCAAAGAAGATTGCTAGCTTGGTTTACAATGAACAAGCAACTATCACAACAAAAGACAAAAATTTACAGAAATTTTTGGATAACATGCTAACTAATGACCGTTTCAATAAGAACTTTGAGCGATATCTCGAGAGCTGTTTAGCTTTAGGTGGCCTAGCTATGCGTCCTTATATTGATGGGGATAAGGTCAGAGTTGCATTTATTCAAGCACCTGTATTTTTTCCGCTAGAAAGTAACACACAAGATGTTTCAAGCGCTGCAATACTTACTAAGACTATCAAATCTGAGGGGCGTAAGAACGTTTATTATACGCTTGTTGAGTTTCACGAGTGGGTAACAGCAGACGGGCAAGAAACAGGCAGTACAAACGATAAGAAGTATTATCGTATTACAAATGAGCTATACAGATCAGATGTGAATGATGTGCTTGGTCAACGTGTGAACTTGAGTGAACTAGATAAGTACAAGGATTTAGAACCCGTAACAGTCTTTGAGAACTTATCAAGACCGCTATTTACTTATTTAAAAACTCCAGGAATGAATAATAAAGATATTAATAGCCCTCTTGGTTTGTCTATCTTTGATAACGCAAAGACAACTATTGACTTCATCAATCGCTCTTATGACGAATTCATGTGGGAAGTTAAAATGGGGCAAAGGCGCGTGATTGTGCCGGAGCATTTGACACAAAGACAACATCAACGGTCAGATGGAACAATAGATTTTAGACCACGGTTTGATGTTGAGCAGAATGTTTATATGCAGATTGGCGGATCTAGCATGGATGCTGGAGGTATTACAGACCTTACCTCACCAATTCGAGCAGATGATTATATCCTTGCAATTTCTGAGGGATTGAAACTCTTTGAAATGCAGATTGGTGTATCAAGTGGTATGTTTACCTTTGATGGGCAAGGAATGAAAACAGCAACAGAAATTGTCAGCGAGAACTCAGACACCTACCAAATGCGAAATAGCATTGTTGCGCTTGTTGAACAAGCTATCAAAGAGCTTTGTGTTTCAATGTGTGAGTTGGGTAAAGCGGTAGGGATTTACAACGGAGAAATTCCAGAATTGAAAGATATCTCTGTAAATTTAGATGATGGAGTATTCACAGACCGCCATGCCGAACTAGAGTATTGGGCTAAAATGGTAGCTGCAGGCTTTTCAACCAAAAAACGGGCAATTGGTAAGACATTAAATCTTTCTGATGTTGAGGCAGAAAAAGAACTCAATGCTATCAATAGCGAGTTACCACCTATGAATGATGCCGAGCTTGCTATTTATGGCATGCATAACCAAAATGAGGAGGAAGAAGATGACAAAGGTTAAATTCGGAGTTACTAGCGTTGACTACTCAGCAAGCATTGAAGATACGCCGACATTAAAACTAGGTTTAATGATTAGAGGGAGCAGGAGACTAGATGCCTCCTCAGTTATTAAGAAACTAATCAAGGATATTTCTGAACTAGAATACGAACTAGAAGAATAAACTGGTCAAATTGGCCAGTTTTCTTTCAAGAGAGGGCTTTTGAATGAAAAAGAGAAAACAACTCACGTTTAACGACCAACAATTTCCTTTGCAAATGCAAGGAGTGGGGGATATTTACGAGAAATTACAGATTGATCTCTTTGATCGTATGATTAAACGCTTAAAAGAGCGTGGTTCTATTGATTTAATGAGAAACCCTTATATCTGGCAGTTAGAGAAACTAAATGATATGCACATGCTCAATGAGCAGAATCTAAAGCTTATTTCAGAGCGTACAGGAATTGCTGAAAGATTGTTACAGGATGTTATTGAGAATGAGGGTTTGAAAGTCTATAAAGACACCAAACAGCAACTTGAAGAAGATTTGAATAAAATACCTAAAGGAGAGATTTCAAATGGCGTAACGGACAGTTTAGAGGCTTATTCTAGGCAAGCAGTTAGTGATTTAAACCTTATCAATACAACCCTGCCAAAGAGCTTACAAGTGGCATATAAGGCGATTGTGGAGGAAACGGTCGCTCAAGTAGTGGCAGGAACTAAAACAAGCGATGTTGCTTTGCATGATACGATTATGAAATGGCAGAAGAACAGCTTTACTGGTTTTGTGGACAAAGCTGGGAGGCATTGGAAAGCTGATAGCTATGCGAGGGCTATTATCAAGAGCACAACATACAAAGTTTACAACGAAATGCGTACTAGACCTGCTGAGGAGTTAGGAATAGATACTTTTTACTATTCGATGAAAGCAATGGCTAGACCTGCTTGTAGTCCATTACAAGGGCAGATAGTTACAAAAGGGGCTGGTAGGGAGATAGATGGGCTAACTATCTATTCTTTGTTAGATTATGGGTACGGAACAGCAGCAGGATGTTTAGGAATCCATTGTGGTCATTATCTGACGCCATTTATTGTTGGAGTTCATGAGTTGCCAAACTTACCAGACTATCTGAAGAGCTTAACACCAGAACAGGCTGAAGAAAATGCACGCATTGAAGCAAGTCAAAGAGGACTTGAGAGACTTATCAAGACACATAAAGAGCGCTTGCATTATGCTCATACCTTGCAAGATGACAAGATGATAAAAGCTGAGCGATCGAAAGTTAGAGAGTATCAAACTAAGATACGCAGCTTGATAAATCAGCATGATTTCTTAACAAGAGATTACAGACGAGAGAAATTATATGTTTCATAAAGGATTTGTGTTTCACAAGTCCTTTTTTTGTGTTTAAAACCGTAAAAAATCCCGCTCCATCAAAGGTATATTGAGAGAGTAAATAATATTTTGCTTGAGGTGGGAGTTATCCACCTAAAAAAGAACTAGGAGGGTACAAATGGCATTTACAACTGAAGAACTACTCAATCTTGGGTTGACTGAAGAACAGGCTAAGTCAGTCTTTGCTTTGCGAGGAAAAGAGCTGAACGAGGACAAATCAGCCTTTGAAACTATCAAACAAGAGCGAGATAGTCTGAAAGACCAGTTGCAAAACGCACAGTCTCAACTTGCCGAAATGCAATCAGATGCAAATACAAGCGAAGAAACAAAAAAAGCGCTTGCCTCTTTGCAATCTGAATATGACAAGTACAAGGAACAGGCCGATGCAGAAATTGCACAAATCAAAAAGGTTAGTGCTATCAATCTAGCTTTGAAAGATACAAATGCTTTCAACCCAGACAAGTTGATGAAATTCATTGATGTTGATGCTATCCAGTTAGATGACAACGGGAAACCTCAGATTGATGAAGTAATCAACAGTTTGAAAGAAAGTGATCCTTATCTGTTCAAAACTGAAGAAAGTAAGCCTAGCCCGAATATTTTACCTCAAGGTAATCCAGCAGGAGAGGGCACAAGTGATGTTGACCCATTCCAAGCGATTATTGACGGGTATGGCAAATAACAGAAAGGAGATTACAAATGCCAAGTAATCAAAACAACGCAGTGCGCCGCTATGAGAAACAATATGCGGGCATTCTTGAGACAGTTTTTGGAGTGCGAGCAGCATTTTCAAACGCTTTAGCACCTATTCAGATTTTGGATGGGGTACAAGAAAACTCTACGGCTTTCTCAGTTAAAACGAACAACACACCAGTTGTAATCGGTGAGTACAAAACCGGTGAAAATGATGGTGATTTTGGTAATAACTCAGGGGCTCAGTCACGCTTTGGTGATTTGACAGAAGTTAAGTATGAAAATACAGATGTCAACTATGACTATACCCTTACAATTCATGAGGGTCTTGATCGTTACACCGTAAACAATGATCTTAACGCTGCTGTTGCTGACCGCTTGAAGTTGCAATCAGAGGCACAGACTCGAACAATTAACAAGCGAGTTGGTAAATACTTGTCAGACATCGCTGCTAAGACTGAAGCTCTCGCTGATTTTACAGATGACAAAGTAAAAGCTTTGTTCAATAAGTTGTCAGCTTATTACACAAACAACGAAGTTACAGCACCAGTTACTGTTTACTTGCGTTCAGAACTTTACAACGCCATTGTTGATATGGCCTCAGTTACAAGCGCTAAAGGGGCGACCATCTCCCTTGATGAGAATGGGCTACCAAAATACAAGGGCTTTACCTTGGAAGAAACGCCAGCACAATACTTTGAGACAGGAGTTATTGCTATCTTCTCACCAAACGGCATTGTCATTCCGTTTGTTGGTATCTCAACAGCCCGTGTTATCGAAGCTGAAAACTTTGACGGTGTGAAATTGCAAGCTGCTGCTAAGGGTGGTACTTACACTCTTGATGACAACAAAAAAGCAATTTACAAAGTCACAGGAACTATTGTATAGGAGGTAAAACATGGCACTTTATCGGGCAACAAAAAATCTTTTCTTTGAGCAACTCAACAAGGATGTAATTGTCGATGACATTATTGAACTTGATGAAGATTATGCTAAAGAAGTCAACAAGAAACTCAAAAATGCTTTTCCAGATGTGAAAAATGTTTTGGAACTTGTGGACAAAAATGGAACGCTTGAACCAGAAGAAGATGCCCCATCAGTAGGTGATGTATCTCAAGCAACTATTGAAGGTTAAATAAGGGGTGGCAACACCCTTTATTTTTAAGGGAGGTTACGCATGACTTATTTAACACAAGAGGAGTTCAACAAGCTAGGTTTTGATGAAGTTACCGAATTTGAAAAATTGGCAAAACGGGCAGAGATAGCGATTGACCTATACACTAACGGTATTTATCAGAAAGGCATTGATTTTGAAAAAGAAATTGCCTATCGAAAGAATGCTGTAAAGTTAGCTATGGCTTTCCAAATCGCCTATCTTGATTCCTCTGGCATTATGTCAGCGGATGACAAACAGCTAGCCAATAGTGTATCTATTGGCCGTACATCAATCTCTTATAGCACCTCACAAAGCACCTCAGCAGGTCAGCAATTCAATTTGTCTATGGATGCTGAAAATGCTTTGAAACAAGCTGGCTTTAGCCTAGTTGTTGGAGTTGCCTATGATCGATAAGCGACTATTAAAAGGGATTGACAAGCGTTTGTTAAAGGATGTCCTGACCATCAAGAAAGTAGCTAGTAAAAACGATTATGGGGATGAAGTGTATTCAGAACCATTGACTATTAAAAATGTACGTTTTGATAGATCGGTGGGTGCGTCTGGTAATCGTAACTCAAAATCTGGTACAGGGAATTCAAAATCAAGGCAAAAACAAGGGGTTATATACCTCTATCCCTCACTATCTTTTGTGACAGTTGATAACAGTTGGATGGGTGCAAAAGTAAACGATGGGATAGGAGATTACACAATTAATGGATTTCAAACTAACTATTATGATGGTGAGATATTCAGTCAAGAAATTGAGGTGATCTAATGAGTATTGCCATTAAAGTTGACTTGCAGAAAGCCAAACATAAACTTTCGAGCGAATCCATGACAAGAGGAAAGGTTGCTGTTGCTAGCCAGATCTTGCTAGACAATGAGCAATATATCCCCTTGAGAGGTGGAGAGTTGAGAGCTTCTGGCCGAATCGTCGGACAAGGTGATGCTGTTGTCTATGGAACGGTTTATGCTAGAGCGCAATTTTACGGCTCAAACGGTATTGTCACCTTTAGGAGATACACCACTCCGGGAACTGGCAAACGATGGGATCAAGTTGCTACTAGCAATCATGCCGAAGAATGGGCTAGAGCTTTTGTGAAAGGAATGGGGCTTTAATGCGAGAGAATGACTTTCAAAATGTACTTTTAAAGCATATCAAAGCTTTAAATTTACCAGTTGAACCACGCTTTGATTATTTTGAGGATGACAAAAATGACCTTGTTATCAATCAGATACCAGGTGGAAAAGTAGACAGAGAGTATATGGATGGTACACAAGAGATTTCTTTGCCATTTGAAATTGCTGTAAAGGCAAAAAAGAACTCAGTAGCCAATGACACTATCTGGTTAGTAACCTCAGAACTATCAAAAATAGACTTAGTTTTGCCGAGTGATAACAATTCCTATAAATATATGGGAATGGAAGTCAGCCGCCCTGCCATGAAAGGCAAGGATGAACAAGGCTATTATTATTACACAATTGAAATTGTGGCGAAAATCGTAATAGAGAGGAATAAACAATGACAAGACAAAAAAACGCCCTCCGTGGCCATTATGTAGCTCTATATAATGGAGGTGTTGAACCGTCAACAGAAGATGCATGGTTGGAACTTGCTAAATGGATTTCAGATGTATCAGATGATACAGACGAGAAAACAGATGACCAAGCATATTATGACGGTGATGGAGTTGAAGAAACAACGGTGGTCAGCGTTAAAGGTGCTTACACATTTGAGGGTACTTATGATCCAGAAGATAAGGCACAGGCTCTTATTGCTAGCATGAAGTACAAGACAGGGGATGACCGTAAGCTATGGCACAAGGTTGTTTCTTCTGATAAGAAAAAACAATGGGTGGGAGCTGCAACTGCAACAGAAATCAAAGCAGGTTCTGGCGCTGCCTCTGACTATGAGGCGTTCGGATGTAAGCTTTCTTATAACTCAACGCCAAAAGAAACTGGCATTGGCTAATAGCTTTTGATAAGGGCGGGCATTTAAGCCTTGCCCTTTTTTAACAAGAAAAAGGAGTAGAGACATGACAGATATTCAGATTGAACTAAAACGTACAGGTTTCCCCGTTAAAATCGGTGAAGTAGAGCTATGGTTTGATACAAGTCAAGAGAGCTTGATGCGTTTTTATGACATGGAAGAAGAACTCCAACGTCGCCTTGTCCA